AAACAGATGCTGAATATTCGGTTGGTTTGCGGGACTGGATTGATAACTATATTCCGCCTGGAACCAGTCACCCGGGTATTGTTCCTGAATCAGTGTGTGTCGACCCTTCAGCCGCGTCATTTAAAACACAGCTGTGGCGTGATGGGCTTTCACCGCGTGAAGCAAATAATGATGTCCTTGATGGTATTCGCCTTGTTTCCAGTTTGCTTGGTTCGGATCAGCTGAGGGTTCATAAGAGCTGTCAAGGGTTGATCGGTGAAATGAGTTCTTATGCGTGGGATGAAACAGCTGCGCTGAGGGGTATCGATAAACCGAAAAAAGAATTCGACCATAGTCTTGATGCCGCGCGTTATGCGATTGCTACCACACATTGGGGGTGGAGAAATGACTTGTTGGCCGCCAAAAACGTTGCATGATACGTATAAACGGTATGAGACTAACGCGGTGTGGTATTCGGGTGACCGTGAGCGTCTCCTCGCCCATTACCGTGGTGATACCAGTATGCGCGGTGATGGTAAGGCAACGATTTATGGGCCTGGTGGACGTAACGTTTCGACAATGCGTTGGTTTTGGGGTTTGACAAGTCAAGGCGATAACCACGCGAAGATTCATTTACCGCTTGCTGGTGATATTGCGTCAACGTCGAGTGATTTGTTGTTCGCTGAACCACCTAAATTCACTGTCGAGCGTGTTAATGAGTTCGGTTTGCATGCTGCGTTACTTGAGGCAGGGGAAATTGCTTCTGCTTTTGGTGATGTTTATCTTGTGGCGACATGGGATAAGGATTTGCGTGAATGCCCGTGGGTTCGTGTCGTGCATCCGGATGCTGTTGTTCCGTCATTCACTAAAGGTGTTTTGACGTCCATTATTGTGTGGACGGCATTGGAAAGTTCTGACGATAAAGTGTGGCGGCATCTTGAGCATCATGAGAAAGGTGTCATCCGGAATGAGTTGTGGTTGGGGACATCCACAGACTTAGGCGCGGAAAAAGATCTTTCGTTGCATCCAGATGTTGCGGGGCTGATGCCGGTTTTGGTGACGGGTGTTCCTGGCCTGACGGCGTGGCATTGCCCCAATATTTTGCCTAATCGTGTTGATCGTGGGTCTAGGTTGGGTCGGCCGGATTATAGTCCAGCTGTTTTAGGGCTTTTTGATCAGCTCGATGAAACATGGTCTGGTTTGCACCGTGATTTCCGGCTTGCTAAAACCCGGGTGGTGCTTACGGAGGATGCTTTGCGTCCAGCCGCTGGCGGTGGCGTGGTTGCTGATATGGATCGTGAGCTGTATGTGCCGCTCAATGTGGAGCCCGGCTCCACAGGTGCTGGTCTTCCAGTCAGCCTTATTCAGCCGATTATTCGTGTTCAGGAACACTTGGACGGGTGTCTTGAGATAACGAATCGCGCGATCAGTTCTTGCGGGTATTCACCGTCATCATTTGGTGCTGATGTGTCGGGTGGCTCCGCTAAAACTGCGGAAGAAATCCGTGATCGTCAACGTATGTCGTATTTGACGCGTGGTAAGAAAACATTGCATTGGCCGCTGAAACAGATTGCTGCAACGTTGCTGATGCTCGATTCCGCGCTTAATGGTGGGTCACCCGAACTTGACGATCTTGCTGTTGAGTTTGGTGACCAGATAGCTGAATCCATCCTCGCAACTGCTAACACACTCAACCTTTTGAGCCAGGCACAAGCTGCGTCTGTGCAAACAATGGTGTCCATCCTTCACCCCGAATGGCGTGAAACGGATGTGCTGGAAGAAACTGATCGAATCAGATCAGAGCGTGGTCTTGCCCCGGTGGCTGACCCACTCGAATTGGTACATACCCAGGAAGGTATGACTGACAATGCCGGAAACGAACGAAATCGAAGTAGTGACACCGACAGTGACGGAACCGCCGGTGGAGACACCGACAGTGACGGCGGAAACGCCAGAAACTGATGATAAGCGACTGAAAACAGCCCGCGCCGAAGCGGCCGCTCGGCGCGTGCAACTGCGTGATACAGAAAAAGCACTCGCTGAAGCCCAGGCAGCTGGTTCAGCAGCAGCCGAAACTGCGCGCGCGGAATTAGCTAAACAGCTCGCCGAAGTTTTAGGTCTCGCTAAAGATGATGCGCTCACACCAGAACAATTGGTGGAACGTGCATCAGCTGAACGTGATGAAGCTAAAGCCTTAGCGGATAGTAATGCTAAAGCATTGGCTGAATTGCGGCAGGAAATGGCTGTGGCACGTGAAGCGCGTAAGCGTGGCCTGGATCCAGACACACTCTTGGACTCACGCAAATTCATGACGAAACTTCATACGCTTGATCAGAATGCTGCTGATTATGCGGAGCAGATCGGCGTGCTTATTACTGAATCCGCGCCACCAGCAGCACCTGTAGCACCTGTTAAGGTTCCTGCTTCTTCTGGTGGTGCTGTCACCACGTCAGTAAAAGCACCGGATATTGAGTCAATGAGCGTCGAAGAAATCGGCGCTTTCTTGAAAAACAACAAGAGCTAAAGGATTAATAATCATGGCTAACACCCTCTTGACTCCTAGTGTTATTGCCAAAATGGCACTCGCAACGTTGTACAATAACACTGTTATGGCTGGTCTTGTGCACCGTGATTACGAGGAAGAATTCGTTGCCAAGGTTGGTACAACTGTTACTATTCGTAAGCCGAGTGTTTTCACGGCAAATGATTTTAACCGTGTTGCTGGTATCACGATTCAGAATGCCGTAGAAACCGGTATCCCGGTTGTGCTGAACAAGCACAAAGATGTTTCTTTTGCTGTGACAGACCACGATTTGACAATGAGTGTTGTCGACTTCGGTGCGCAATTCGTTGACCCGGCCATGGAAGCAATCAGCCAGGCGGTTGACATTGACATCCTTGCTGAGCGTGCGAACATTGTTCAGCGCGTCGGTATTGCTGGTGGCACCACGGTCGGTATTACTGGCACCAATGCATGGGATGCGGATAACCCGCGTGTCAGTATTGATGCTGACCGTGTACTCAACTCTCGGTCGGTTCCTGTGTCTGACCGTCATCTTGTGGTTGGTCCAACCACGAAGTCACAGTGGCTTGGGAACGATCTCCTTACTCGTGCTGATCATTCAGGTAGTACTGATGCTTTGCGTGATGCAAGCCTCGGCGGGAAGGTTTATTCTTTCAGCCCGTACATGACCCAGAACATTAGTGGCGCGAATGAGGAATGCCTTGCATTCCACCGGTCAGCTATTGCACTGGTGACCCGCCCATTGTCTGCACCTAAGGGTGCGAACAATGTTGCGTTCGCGAATTACAAGGGTCTCACGTTGCGTGTCATCATGGATTACGACGTCACCCACAAGCAGGATGTTGTTTCCATTGATATGCTTTACGGTGTGAAAACCCTTGACGCTAACCGCGCCTGCATTGTGTCGGCCGTCTGATGGAATTCAAAAACACCAGTTCAGGTATTGTTTATGATGTTACCGAGTCGTGTGATATTGAGCGGCTCCGTAGTTACCCTGATCAGTGGGTTGAGGTTAATACGGATCAGGGTAAAGAATGCGAGAACTGTAAAACTCTTCTTGCGAAACTCGGCGAGGAGAAAGAGCGGTTCCACGGAATTCCTACCCGTGAATCATCGAAAGCTGATTGGGAAGATTACGCAGTCTCCGTTGGTGTTGCCGGTACGGATCGGATGACTAAGGCGGAGCTTATGTCTGCTGTCAAAGATTCGAGGGGCTGAGGATTGTGCCGATTTCCCCCACTATTGTTGATCCGTATGTCACGGATGAGTACGGTAACCCGGTGGGGGAGGTCACTACAGCACATAGTGACCTGGAAATGGCACTTTTGATTCTTCTTACGGCATACATCCTTGCAAGGGATGATGCCAGCAGTGGTCTCAAAGTGCCTTTTCCACGCCACAAGGTTTCACGTAAAATCACAGAGATCAGCCAGCGTATCGACACACTGGTGCGTATTGATTTTAAAGCTGTCACTGCTAGGGCTGTTGCGGAAGCTGTTCGTGACGGTGGTTTGGTTAAAGGTGCAACGACGGCACCTGATACGACTGCGCTCACTAAAAGCCTTCAAAGCCTTTACCCGACAGTGTTATCACGCACGGAAACTATGGATCCAGCCAAAGGGTTGACGGGTTTTGTTGACACATTAGGCCGTAATTGGTCGTTGGGTGCTTACGTTGAGGCGTTAACGCGTGGAGCGTACCTTGATGAAGCTTTGAAGTCGTACGTTAGTTGTTTTGAACCTGATTCGCTTTTTATTGTTTCTATCAATAAGTCACCTCATTTTGAGTGTTTCCAATGGGAAGGGAAGATCCTTTCTATTTTTCCTGATGAGCGTGCTGATGCGACTATTGCTGATAGTCGCGAGAATGGTTTATGGCATAACCATTGCCAACATAAAATGTACCCTTATAAACCTGGTATGGACGTGCCACAGTTTTCGGGTGATCCAAACCGGTCTTTGAAAAGGTCTACTGGTCGTGCTAGGCGTGCGACTGTACGTAAGGATGTGATCAAGCGTGGTGTACGCGACATCGGTTGAGCTGGCTCTTGAGCTACCTGCTGATTTGGTGCTTCCTGCGGATGTGGATCGTTTGCTGCGACGGGCTAGTGAGCATATTGATAGCTTACTGTTCCGTGGTGGTGCCTATTATGATGCAGTCGATACTCGTGTTGTTGCGGCTTTGAAAACTGCTACGTGTTTGCAGGCTGCTTATTGGATTGAAACAGGTGATGAGCAAGGGCTTGTCACTGATTCGACGAATGCATCTATTTCTGGTGGTCCTGTTTTTGGTGGGGTTGCTAGGACTGCACCGATGGCTTTACGTGTTTTACGTATGGCGGTAGACACAAACGGTGTCCCACTTTTACAGGGCTATTATTCGATGGGGTAGGAATGCCTAATAGTGTTGCTGGGATTGTTCCGATTCAGCTTGCAACAGGGGCACCTGATATGCGTAGAAAAATTATTATGCAGAATCTTGGTGATTACCCTATTTATTTTGGGCGTACTAGTAGTGTGACTACTTCTACGGGTATTCAGATTCGTTCTGGTGGCCATTTTATTATTGATACACCTCTTGATCACCGTGGTTACCCGTGGATTGTGTCCAGCGAGGATAATGTTGATGTTCGTTGGGAGTTGATCGGGTAATGTCTGAATTACAGAACCCTAGTGTCGCGTCAAGTAACGATAATTTTTCTGATTATTGGCGTGACGAGGTAAATAGTTGGCCAAATGATAATTGGTCGTGCGTGTCTCAAGGCGGTGCGATTGTTGCTATTGATGGTAACGCTGCTGGTAGTCGTTACGTTAAATGCACACTGGACCCGCGTGACCCGTCTTCGCGTGTAGATATTACGGGTAGTAGTTCGCTTGCGTTGCGTCCGCCAATGCGTGCTGGTTTCGGTGTGTCACTGTCACGGAGAAGTCAGTTCCAGCAGTTTCTCATTGGTATGGGTGCTATTGGTAGTGATGGTGTTTTAGCTGATGAGGATGACACATCACTTCCCGTGGAGCTTACGGGCGGTGTGACGGTAGCAACAAACGTTGCAACGTTCACGTCAGTTAACCCGCATAATTATTCTGTGGGAACAAGAATATCTGTTTTCGATGTGAGCGACCCGCGAATGTGCGGGTTTTTTACTATTACTGGTATTCCTACAGCTACTACGTTTTCGATTGCGTTGAGTTTCGCTAACGGTACGTATGGTTCTGGTGGGTATGCTTTATACATTCCGGCTGCTTTGAATGTCAAAGATTTCATTGGTGTTATTGCTGATGATATGACAGCTGGTAATGCGAAACTGGTTTCACGTTCCACCGGTGCGCAAAGGTATGTGCGTACGTGGAACCCATCAGCGTCGTTGTGGGATTCTGCGGTAACACCTTCCGGCTATGCGGCTGCTAATACGTACCCGGCTCAGGCGCGTTCTACGCTTGAGATTTTGCATGAAGGTGACTGGGCTGGTGCACTAGTCCACGCCGTGGATACGGTGAGTGTTGCTTCATCGTCAACTGCGATTGATCAGCAGCTCCCGACACCTAGCTTGGAATATATTCCTCGCATGCAGTGGCGTAATCTGCCGCATCAAGGTGTTCCTAAAACGATTACAACGGCTGTGAAAGCTGGTTCGGCTACAGCGACGATTACTGCACCTGGTCATGGTCTTACAGTGTCCAGCTGGGTGAGTATTTGGGGTATTAGAGACCAAGCTGCTTTCGCTAACTTTAGTACAGCGATACAGGTGGCATCTGTTATTGATAGTGATACGTTCACTATTACGTTCGGTATTTCAACAACAGCAACGAGTTATGGTGGTTTTGTGGTACCGGCTGTTACCGGTTTACCTATGCCATATCTTGCTTCATCATCTGTTCAGTCTATTGGTGTGTCTGCGTCTGGTCGTCTGCTGTTACAGTTTTTGGAGAGCCAAGGAAACATTGCTATTGGTGAATCGGTATGCTTTACGGGAATTGTTGATTCGAGTAATGTGAATTTGGTTTCTTATGAAGGTATTTACCGTGTAGCTAGTACTAATACGACGTTGTTTCAGGTGGAGCTTGAGCCTTTACAGGGGCAAGAGCTTCCTGGTGGGACGATTGTTGTTGGTGGCGCGCTGATGGGTGCACCGGATTTCCGTTTACATTTTGCGCGTGGTCGTGCACATGGCCGTGTTGCGGTGGAGATTGAGTCTGGTCGCGCGCATGGTCGTGTAGTGTCGTCTGTTCCTGTCGCTGTTAATGGTGGGTCGGTAGCGGTTAGTGGTACTGCTGCGGTAAATATCAGCCAAGTGAGCGGTGGTTCTGCTTCGTCGGCTTTGGATCCCAGCGGGACAAGTCGTATTCTTGGTACATTTTTGGGCGCCGGTACGCTGAATGCTGATAAAACGTCGGCAGCAATTACTATTGCGGGGTCTACAGCTGCAACAACAGCCGGTGCTGGTCAGGTTGTCGCTGGTGCGATTACTGTGACGGGTGCTGGTGGAACGTCACCGACGCTAGATATTACGTTGGAAGAAAGTTATGACGGCGGTACTACCTGGCAGAAAGTTTATGATGTCCAGCGCATAACGGGTAATGGTGTGACGCTTACCCCTCCTATGCTTTTGCATGGGCGGATGCGGTGGACATGGACTGCCCCTGGTGGCAGTAGTGCAACATTTACTACTGCGATTGCGACGATGCGGAGTAGTGCAGCAGCTGGTGTTGTTCGGCAATTGTTTGATAGGTCAATAGCACCGAATACGTTGAATTCTGCTTCAGCTGCGCTTTATGTTGAAGGCTGTTCAGATTTTGGTCTCGTTGTTGTTTCTGGTGCTGGTGCAACGACGGCACCTGTTTACCGTGTCGAGCTTTCACCGGATGGTTCTTACTGGTGGGCTCCGTCGGAAACAGTTACTGGAAACGCTTCAACAATCCAGGCCACATCCATTAGCGCACCTTTTTCTGCGAAATGGGCTCGCATTAAGGTATACACCGCCGGTGTTGCCGCTGTACAAACGTACGCGTTACTGACAGCTAAAGGGTGACGACAATGACTGACTATCTTTACACCATTTCACTGCATTGGCATGATGGGACACTTCTTGAAGAAGATTATGTTGTTGATGGTCAGGTAATTCTGACCGCTGGAACAATCGCACCCAACCATTATTCGCGAGGTTTTGCACTCCTCGGAATGTACGATGATGGTGTTGTTGTTTCTAGTGATACACCGCCATCGGCATCCGAAATGTCGGCGAAAGCACTCGCGTTGTTTGACCTCATCGGCGATCCTTCGCTACGTGAAATCCGCAGCACCGTCGCTGAGTATCTTGGCCCGGAATTGGGTGCACCGGGTGAACTGATTCACTACGTCATTTCACGTCGGTAAACACTAAAGCCCCCGCCAAAATTGTTTTGGCGGGGGCTTGTTTGGTCTTAAAGAGCACCTTTCGGTGCACCACGGTGCACCACAGTGGCATTAAAGCTGCTCTTGCCAACGGTTACCTTAATCACCCCGTTGCGTGAGCACAAGTATTTGTGTGGTAGTTGGTGTCGTGCGCTGATTGTTCCGTTATTTGCTTGATGTCGCCATGTGAGATCTTCACACGATTTGAGCGTCAGCTCAACGTGACCTTTGGCGGGGATAATCCAGCCAAAGGCTGCGACTGTCCCATCTGTGTAGATTACTCGCTGTGGTGCAGCTGCTGCCGGTGTAGCTGCTGCACCAACGGTTGTCATGGCTACTGTGGCCATAACTACTAAACCAATCTTATGCATGAGGAGAGTGTCGCATGGATGTGCCTTTATCACTGCTACCTAATCGGGTGAGTCTTGGTGGCGTCCAGACGCGATGCGCTGTTCTCAAAATCCCCACCAGTCGATCCTCTGTGACAACAGCGGCCGGGAAGAAAGTGCTTTTTTCCCGTGAAATTGTTTGTCGGGCATCCACACCACTGGTTGCGGGCATGAGCGTGACCTTAGATAGTATTATTGGTACAATCTCAGTGGTGGATGCGTATACTCATCATGCCCAATGGGCTAGGCATAAACGCGCATATATCACCACAGCAGCAGATCTTGCATCAACAATTCTTGGCAAAAACGAACTATTCGATAGAACGGCAAGTTTCGCAACGACAACAGTAGTAGCCGACACCTATGGGACACCTAAACGCGTCCCAAGTACAACACTTGTTACAGCACCCTGTAATCTTCAGGACAAATCATCCAGCGAAAATGAAGCTGACGGCCAACGCAGATCAAGTCAACTTTCACTAACGGCACAAATAGACCTTCACGATGCTGGCGTGGATGCGTATTCCACCGTCACCATCGGCGCTATCACCTATGCGCTCACAGGGGACCCGATCGTTCATACTGATCCTTTAGGTGGAACGTATTCCACAGCCAATATTATTAGGGTAGGTGCCGGTGCAATTGCGCCCTGATCTTGACACGGTTATTGCCAATTCGCCGGAAGTCCAGGCAGCCATTAAAAACGTGTGTGGTCTCGTGCATGCTGCTGCGGTACGTCGCGCTACAGCACACACGGATTCTGGACACTACCTATCTGAACTCAAAATTGTTGGGAACAGTATTATCGCTGGCGCCTACTACTCCAATTGGGTTGAGTACGGTACATGCGCACGAAGGTCACCTTTAGCGCCAACACCATGTCCTCACCCTGAACCAAAAAAGAGTGGCATTAAACCACAGTTCATTATGACTGGTGCAATTATGGATGTTTGCACATGACGTCTCTACCCGACACGAAGCATGCAGTCATCACATATTTGCGTCAAACATTCCCCACCACCAGCATTTATGGTGGTGTACCTGATGATTTAACACAAGTCGTTCCTGCGGTAATTGTGTATCGGCCTCCTGGCCCAGCACCGATGGAAAAACATCGGTGGGATACAGCGGCAATAAACATTCAAGTTTACGCAGGAAACGAAGCGGCTGCATTTGCATTATGTTCCAGCGTTGAATCAGCATTGATTGATGCCGAAGGTAAGGTTATCGCCACCCCACCAACGGTTTTCAATAAGATTAGTGTTATGACAGGTGTAGGGGAAAACCATGACCCTAACCTCCCTGATTTTTATCGTTATACGTGCACAATGATTGTCCGAGCCAGAAAGGGCTGATGATGGTTACCGCGCCACGGGATCACCTTAAAAAAGAAGCACAGGATCTTGAATACATTACTGTGCACTGGAATGACATTGACTGGAAAGTAAAGCATCCGCAGGATTGGCCAGGATCAGCGAACACATTGTTGCAGACTGGTCGTTTGAATGAATGGGCTGAAAAAGCTCTTGTTGAAGATGACCAGTATTCTCAGTGGCTGGATATTGATCCAACACCGCGCCAATTGAAAGCATTTTTCACTACTATTGGTGAGGTCGTGGGTATGTCGTTGGGGGAATCTTCAGCGTCCAGGCGGCGATCGATGCGCATGGCCATGTGATTGAGGCTGATTTTCAACGGTTTTACCGTATCGACCTCCGGGACCTGTATAGGTCCGGAGGTCGATTGTCTTTGCGGCGGGTCAAGGTTTTGATGGATGGTCTGCCGATGGAATCGCTCACAAAAACGGCGATTCGTGACGGTATGACACAAGCTCAGTGGGATTCCTTGCCGGAGCCCGATGGGCATGGCCCCTGGTCGCATACAGATTATTTGCTTGCAGCAAATCATGACCTTCTGTCGTGGTTGTTGTATGCCACATATCATGTGGCTGGTGGAAAACCAGATAAACCTGTCCCCGTATCCAGGCCTGGTGTGACACCAACGCGGGCAATGGTCGACCATAAACTCGCCATAAGTTTTGCATACGCACAATATTCAAGAGATCATAATGGTGCGTACCCCCCTGAAGGGTGGGTACCAGACATCGAGGAACAATAGACATGGCTAATGCAAATGCAGTCCTTGCCGGTATCGCTGCTGGTGGCACCTCCGGAATGGAGCTTGCGTATTTCAATGTTGTTGGTGCGGTAGCACCAACAAACGCAACTTCAGCCCTTTCGACAACCAATGCAAGCGCTGTCCAGTCCATTGCCATTACAGGCACACCAACTGGCGGAACATTCAACCTATCTTTTGGTGGGCAAACAGCTACCGGCATTGTTTACAACGCAACTAACACCGCGATCCAAACCGCACTACAGGCATTATCTTCGATCGGTACTGGTAATGTTACCGTTACCGGTTCGTCACCAACATATACTGTCACTTTTACAGGCCGCCTAGCATCCCAGCCCCTTGCCACGATGACAGCAAGTGGTGCTTTCACCGGTGGCACTAGTCCAGCTATTGCTGTGACGACAACCACACCGGGATCTATGGCATGGGTAAGCGCTGGTTATGTTTCCGAAGATGGTATGGAAATGACCATCAAGGAAGACAGCAATGATATTCGTGCGTATGCGTCATTCCCTGTCGTCCGGAAAATTGTTAAGGCGTCAGAAACATCATTCAAACTGACATTCCTTGAGACGAATATTGTTACCCAGGCGATCCGGGCCCGGTACCCGCTTGCAGGGCTTACGTCACTGCTGGCATCTGGTGGGGAAATTGCGGTTACTGAAGGTCCGGCACGGACAACCCGTTATTCCATGTCCATTGATGTTACGGATGGGGCAAGCCGTATCCGGTACTACGCGCCCATCGTTGAGGTTACTGACCGTGAATCGGAGAGTATTAAAGCTGGTGAAGCTCTCACCTACGGTGTGACATTCTCCGCATACCCCGACAGTTCTGGTAACTCTGTGTACAAGTACTACCCATCCATCTAAACCAATAGGGGGCATCCGTGACAACTTTTGCGGGAGAAGTTGAAGTTAAGGTTGTCCCCGATGCACGTGGCTTCGGGGCACGGCTTGAGGCTGAAGTTGCTGCTGAAGCCAAAAAAGCGGGCATTCAAATCGGCAAACTTGTTGGCGATTCGATTAGTTCGCAGATCACTAAGGGTGCAGCGGAGGGCGCGGCTAAAGCTAATACCGCGCTCAAAGCTGGGCTCAAAGACCAGACCGTTAAAATTAAAGCAGAGATCGATAAGAAAGATGGCGGTAAGTTTGCGGAAAGCCTCACCAAATCTGTTGGTGCCGCTTTACGTAATCTTCCGGACGCTAAAATCGGTTTAGATGATGATCCGGCTAAGCGTGCTATTGCTGGTATTCGCGAGGATATGCAGGCTTTATCATCGGCACGTATTGGTGTGGATCTTTCGTCTGCTGAGGCGCTTGCTAAGATTCAGGATTTGAAGGCTCGGCTTACCGCGCTGGGTGCGTCGAGTGCTGATGTGGCTGTCCAGCTTGATGCTGCTGCTGCGAAAGCTGAGCTGGAAAAATTCCTGAAAGGTCTTGACGCTAGTCTCAAAGTTGATGTTGATGCTAAGAAAGCTAAAGCTGAGATGTCGGCCGTGGCTGTTCAAGCGGAGCGGCTTGACGGCAAAAACATTGATATCAAGATTGAGGCTAAGACCAGTAATATTACAGCGATCAAAGAATCGTCGATTGTTGCTGGTGCTGGTGTTCGTGGTCTGGTTGCGTCGATTATTGCTATTGCACCAGCTTTAGCGCCTGTTGGTGCAGCGAGTGTTGGTGCCATGTCGGCTATTGCGGCGGGTGCTCTTGCAGCTGCTGGTGCTATTGGTGTGATTGCTGTTGCTTTAGCTCCTGTTGTTAAAGCTGTTCAGGCTGTTAATGCAGCAAATGATGCATCTGTGCGTGTTGCTGGTGCTGCTGCTGCGAAAAATTATGGTCTTGCATCAGCGCATGATGCGGTGAAGGCTGCGGTTAAAGGTTTGGCTGATGCCCGTCGGGATGCTGATGAGGCTGAGCTTGCGGCGATGCGCCGTGTTGGTGAGGCTGAAGATGCGCGGGATGAAGCACTTGCTGAATCCGTGCAGTCACGCAACGATTCGTTGCGTGATATTGCTGATGCTGAAAGAGATCTTGCTGATGCTGTTGATGCAGCGGCGCAAGAGCAAATAGAGTCAGCTCGGCGCGTTGCGGATGCAGATAAGGCTGTTGCTGCTGAGCGGACACGCCTGGCGGAGGTGAAGGTTGCTGCTGCTAGACGTGTTGAGACTGCGGAACGTCAACTGGCTTCAGCTCAGCGTAGTGTCATAACAGCACAAAATAACCTTAATGATGCTCGCGCGCGGGAAGTGCGTGAACTAGAAGATCTTTCTTTGCGGGCTGTTGATGCATCTCTTGCTGAGCGTCAAGCTGTCATGGACGTCGCAACCGCACAAAAAGATCTTGATGTTGTTAATCGTGCTGGAAAGCGTGCGTCAGCTGATGTCCGTGCCAAATACCAGCTGGCATATGACCAGGCCGTTGCCGGTTTAAACCGGCAACGTATCGAAAATGCGCGACTATCAGAAGAAAAAGCTGCCGCCGATGCTGCTGGCATTGGTGGGTCGCGCGCGGTTATTGCTGCACAGGATGCTGTTGCTGATGCGCAAGCATCGGCTGCTGATGCGGCTAAGGCTGTTACTGAAGCCAGGCAAGCTGCTGCTAAAGATGAAACTGATGCAGCAGCACGGATTATTGAGGCTACAGAACGCCTGTCGCGTATCCAGCAGGATACAGCTCGGGCAACTACTGAGGCGACACGTAATATTGCGGACGCGCAAATAAGTCTTGCTGATGTCACTGAAAATGCAGCTACACGGCAAGCTGAGGCATCAAAACGTGTATATGATGCCCAAATCGATATCGAGGATGCAGTTACAGCGCAAACTCGGCAGATTCGCGACAACGCAGATTCGATTGCATCAGCACAGCAATCAATTATTTCTGCGCAACGTGGCGTGGAATCGGCTCAAACATCCGCAGGCAATGCAGGCGTTGCAGCATACGACAAAGTGCGTC